AGCAATTATTCAAGACAATCTTGCGAAGATTCAAGCGGCACAGAATAAGATTCAAGAGGAGACAAATAATTTGACAGCAGAGGACGCTGAACTACGACTAACTGCATCCCTGAACATCGAGACTCTAAGGAAAGCAATTACAAATTATCAATTCGAAATTGATAGACAAAATAAGGTAATCGCAGAAACGAATTCTCTGTTAGACCGACAAGCAAAAAGTGAAGAACTCGCAAAACAACGTAAAGAAGACTTGAGGAAAAAAACTGAAGAACTAAGAAAAGCATTCTTGGATGGTAGGAACGCAACAGTTGACCTATCAGACGCCATAGATAAGTTCAACAAAAGTTCTGAAAGATATCTTGAGATACAGGAATTATTGTCAGGAACAATTCCTTCATCAGGAACTTTGGAACAAATTGAAAATTTCAAAAAATACAGGAAAGAACTTCTCGATACTTTAAGACCATTAGAAAAATTTAGAGAGGAAAGTAATAAAGCATTTACTCTCCCAACTAAATCATTCGAAGTTTTGTTCCAAACAGTTAGAGACCAATTTGAAGGGGTCAAATCTGCGAATCTTGGTTTTAAAGAAACAATAGACGGATATAACAAAACATATTCAGACTTCCTTAAAAATAATGAGAATTTATCTCAAGGACAAAAGGATGTAGTCGCTAACCTCACACAAGCATACATCAAATTTGAAAACTTTTTAAGAGAAACACCTGGTTTGGAAAAATTTATTCAAAACCAAAAAACAGTTTCAACAGAATTTCAAAAAGGATTGGGAATAACCAAAGCACTCACGGGTGCGGAACAGATGTTATTCCTGTTTGGTGAGTTAGGACTTGCTTACGGGAAACTAACAACAGATTTCGATAAAGACAAAAAACTAATTGAAATTGCGTTCGACCCGATTGAGGCAAGGAAAAATGCTGAAAGATACTTGAATGAAGTTCGACAAGGATTATTTATACCAATTGGAGAACAGTTGATTCTATCTACACTTGAAGCAAAAAGATTCGCACAATCCCTAACCCAACAGGGAACTCCTGCGTTTCAAAAATTGGAAGGTGAAATCACGAAATTAAATACCGCATTGGTTGAATTCACAACATCAGGAAGTTTACCTAAAGATTCAATTATTACATTAGAACAAATAAATCAAACTGTAAACAAACAAGTTGAATTATACAAAAATTTAGGATTATCAATAGTATCTTATGAGGAACAGGTTCTTAGTACCGCGAATAAAATCGAATCTGCGTTCCAAGGAATAAATAATTCTTTGGATGAAACCTCAAAAGCACAAGGTGTTCTTTTCAAACAGAACATAGATTTTATCGCAAGACAACTCTTTGGAGTCAGAACCAAAGCACAAAAAGATGAAGATGAGTTACGTGAAAAATTAAAAAAAGACAGAGTTGGTTTGGGTAATTTTTACTTCAAATTAGTTTCTGATGAAAGAACCAAAGAGGCAGCACTCAGGATAAAAACCGAGGAGGATTTATTGGATGCTTATGTGGAGTTCAAGAAATTGGAAGTGGATGCTACAAGAGAGGCAGAAAAAGATAAACAAGACCTCATAAAACAAACTTTTTCTGATATCAATACAGGTATTTCTATATTCTCAGACACACTTTCTCAGATATCACAATTATCCGCACAATCAATCCAAAATCAATTAGAATTCTTGGAGAAATCCACTCAAGCACAATTGGATAATGTTGTGGGAAATACAGAGACAGCAGAGAAAAAAAGACAAGAAATTAGGGAAAAATATGACGAACAAAGAAAACAACTTGAGAAACAACAAACGTTGAGTTCACTAAGATTTTCTTTGGTTCAAGCGGTAGCAAATGCCGCACAGGCAATCACCTCAATCTTTGCTCAACTTGGTGGAACACCACTCGCGTTCATTCAATCCGCAATCGTTGCGGGATTGACAACCGCAGAAGTCGCCATCATCAACGAACAAATCAACATGGCACAAATGTTCCGTAAGGGTGGTCTCGTGAAAGCACAAGGTGGAATGTTATTATCAGGACCGACTCACGAACAGGGTGGAATCCCATTAGCACAAATGGGTGTCATCGCAGAAGGTCAAGAAGCAATCATCAATAGAAATTCACTTGTCAACTATCGTGATTTATTATCAACGATAAACCAAGCAGGTGGTGGTCGTCCACTCGTAGTGAATTCATTCGATGATACAAGAATCGTTGAAGCAATCGCAGAACAACGTCAAAAACCGTTACGTGCGTATGTCCTTCAAAGTGAGATTACGAATCAACAAGCATTATCCAAGAGATTGGATGATTTAAGTAAAATATAATTTATGGCACTCAAAGTAATAGAACTATTGGTAGATGAATCCTTATCAGGTGAGACAAGAGTAGAAGAAATCGCACTTGTTCTTCAACCTGCGATTGAGACTGAAATGGTTTATTTCAATCAACAGGAATTTCAATCTTATAGAGATTATCCTCAATCTGTCAGGGATAACGCACGTCGTGCTGTCCAATGGGCAGAGGAGAACGGATGGGGTTCTTGTGGAACCCCTGTTGGAAAACAACGTGCGAGTCAACTCGCAAAAGGTGAACCCATTTCATTCGATACAATCAAAAGAATGTATTCATATCTTTCGAGACATAGAGTTGATTTGATTCGTTCTAAGACCTATGAAGATGGTTGTGGTAAACTCATGTACGACGCATGGGGTGGTCGTGAAGCACTCAATTGGTCCCAAAGAAAGATTAGACAAATTGAACAGAAGATGGGTTATGACGTTAGTTCATTATCCCCATGGTCACAAACAACAGGTACAACAAAAGTCAATATGTCTCAAGAGATGGATGTTCTTGGATACCAAACAAGATTTTTTTATATCTGTCCTGGTGCTTTATCCTTGTTCAAATCAATATTGTCAAATAAAACTGATGAAGATACTCAAGGAATGATTAGGTCAGCAGCACAGATTGCTGATAATGTTTTTAGAATTGAAGCAATCGTTCTTAAAAGGAAGTTCGCATTACCTTCCGAACTTGAACAAGCAAAAATTTTAGTTGATGATTTCAAGGATTTAATTTCGGAGATTGAAAGAATTATTGGTATCAAGTATGATACTTCATTTATGGATGCTCATATAAAAACCATTTCTGATATCGTAACCACTGAAGAATTTGAATTGGAGGACGCATGTTGGGAAGGATGGGAGGCAGTCGGTTTGAAAGAAAAAGACGGAAGAATGGTTCCAAATTGTGTACCCAAAGAAGAAATGTCAGAGATTGACGGATGTGGTTGTGGATGTTGGGATGATGGAACTTACCCATTTCCAAAGGATAATCTTTATTTCGGTCAGACCTTGGTAAATGGAATGCCAGTATTTGAAAAAATAGAAGACGCAGAAAAATATGCACAGAAACTTGGATGTGAGGGAACTCACGTTCATACAATTGATGGAAAAGAATTCTACATGGCATGTGAAACACATCCTGAAGAGATGTGTGGTTGTGGTTACAACGATACAACCATTGAAGAGATACCTTATTCATTTAGTGAAGAAGATATAAACTTGGATGACTATGATGAGGAGGACTATCAAGTCCTCCTCGCATTCAAACAACTCGCAGAGGTTGATTATGAAAAGTTCGAAGCAGTTGTTCTTGGAATGAACGGAAGAACGGAACAAGAAGTATATAGAAGAAATCATACAACACCAAAAACATATTTCAGATATGAAAGAGTTCTCACAGGACAACCTGATAGAGAATTCTGTACTTCAATTGAAGGAAGATTTTTCACAAGACCTGAGATAGATTTACTTAGAGATGTAAATCGTGATTTTGGTCACAAGAGAGAACCATATTCAAAGTGGTTGTATAAGGGTGGACCGAATTGTGTACATGCGTGGAGAAAGTTTTTATTCCAAGGTAGAGATAAAGTTGACCAAGGTTTCGCAGAAGGTAAAGCAGGTATTCCCCCAAAGTCAATGGAAAACCAAGGATATTACTCTGAGGAAACAAAACGTAAATCAGAACAAGCATACATTATCTCTCAACAGAATATGTCAAAACAAAAACAACTTGAATTCAAAGTTGATGGGGAAAAGAGAATGATTTATTCTCCTGCGATGAAACCTGGAATCCTTATCCCAAGGATTGATGAGGTTACAAAGGAAAGATATTTCGTTACGTTCAAACCACAAACCATTGAAAGAATGGCACAACGTTATATGATTGAAAAGAGAAGTGGTGGTGGACATACAAACTATGAACATTCTCAGACAAAGTTCAACGATGTATACCTCGTTGAATCTTGGATTGTAGATGGTGACCAAGACAAAGCATATTCCCTCGGTTATACAAAAGAACAAGTACCAAAGGGGACTTGGATGGTTGGATTCCGTTGTGATTCTGACGAAGTTTGGAATATGGTTAAAGAAGGAGAAATAAAAGGTATATCAATAGAAGGAAATTTTGAATATAAATTCTCTTCACACAATAGTGAGGACTATTTAATAAGAGAAATCATAAACATCATAAATCAAATTCAGTAATATGAACGCAACACAAGCGATTGATAAAATCGTAAAATTACTCGGATTGAAATTCAAGAACGAAAAATTCTTTACAACAGTTTTAGAGGACGGTCAAACAGAAGTTACCAACAATGAAGATGGTGAACTAATGGTGGGTCAGACTCTTTATGTTATAGGGGATTCGACGTTGACCCCTGCCCCAACGGGTGAACACAAAACAAGAGAAGGTATTGTTGTCACAGTAGACGAAGAATCTACGATAACAAAACTTGAGGTTTTGGGTGCATCGGTTGAAGTGGAAACGGAGGAGTCCGATGAGGAATCTCAACAAGGACTTGCCTTCACGGAAGCAAAGGACAGTCAAGGTCAGATTTTGGAATCACCAACCTTTGATGTTGGAGAGAAAGTGGATGTCGTAGGTCCTGATGGAACGAAGACACCCGCACCAAATGGTGAACACCAAGTGGTTCTCAAAGACACAAGTGGTAATGAAAACAAAATCAGAATTCAAACCGTAGATGGTGTTATTGTTGAAAGAGAGAATGTTGAGGAAATGAGAAAATATAAAATGGAAAAGTATCCATGGGAAGAATGCATTGCTGACCAAGTCAAACAATATGGTGACGAAGAAATCGCTAAGAAGGTTTGTGGGGCAATCAAAGCAGGTAATTTCATGGAGATGCCAGGTGCTCCTGATATGGACATCGAAATGGCAAAACAAGAACTTGTCCGTTCCGTATTCTCATCTCAATTCTCTGACGAAATAACAAACATCAAAGAAGGAATAACAGAACTTCTTACTGTGGTAAACACAATGAATGGAAAATTCAAAACAGACATTTCTGAAATCAGAGATGAGTTTAATAAATTCAAGAACTCACCTGAGAGAAAACCTGTTGAGAAGAAAACAGATTTCAAAGAATCATTTGATGACTTTAGAACAGAATTTTTGAAATCACTAAGAAACTAATAAACAAAAAACAAAATAAACAACAAATATGAAAAAGATAGGTAACGAAAAATTTTCGTACAATTTATCAAACCTCAGTCCTTGGATTGACGAAAACGCAACAGACATGTTGATTAAAAGCATCCTCGGCGAAGTTTTACCACGCTACGCAACAATCCGTCCGAATATTAAAGGGACCCAGCAAGTGGGGTGGTTAGAAAATGATGTCATCTTCCAAGATGGTTCGTGCGGTTTTTCTCCAACAGGGGATACAACCATAAACCAAGTTACAATTCAAACTTGTAATAAGAAGGTCAACCAAAGTCTTTGCGCATATGACCTTTATGACTATTTCTTATCACAGAGATTGTCTAACTCAAACTTCCAAGAGACAGTTCCATTCGAAGAACTTATCATGACTGATATTTCTAACAGAATTGCTGACTCAATCGAAAAGCAACTTTGGAGAAACACAACCGCTACAGGTGGTACTGAATACAACAATCAGTGTTTCGATGGTGTTATCGCACTTGTAACAAGTGCAAACGGTGCGGTTCCAGTGAACTACTCTGCAGCAACTTCAACAAATGGTTTGACAGTATTCTCAACTTACTATGAGTCAATTCCTGCGAACGTATTACACAGAAACGACTTAGTTGCGTTCTGTTCGTACAGCGATTATCGTGGTCTTGTTGCGAGTATGAGAAATTCTTCTTACATCAACTTGTTCGCATTTGACGATGCGAGAGCAGCACAAGGTCAAGAATGGTCTGTGATGTTACCAGGTACAAATGTAAGAGTAATCCCAACTCAAGGTCTTGACGGACAAGGTAGAGTTGTTATAGGACCTTCAAGCTATTTTATGGTCGGCATGAATGCGACAGAAAATGGCGGAATCGAAATCAAAGGCATGTACGACCCATATGAAGATATCGTAAAAATCTTCGCACGTATGGTATACGGTCTCGGAGTATTCTCTGTAGATTCATTCGTAATTGCTGACTAATAAACCATAAAATTAAAACTAATACACTATGTCATGTTATATTGACCAAGGATATTCTCTCGATTGTAGAAATGCATCGATTGGAGGTATTAAAGAATTATGGATATTAGGTGATAGTGGTCATACAATTTCAGGATTCTCCACCAACGCATCTGATGAAATCACAGGTTTCTCAGGTAGCGGTACGTGGTACAATTTCGAACTTGTAAAACAATCTTCTTCTTTCACAGAAGAAATATTGGTGAACGATGTCGCACAATCCGTAACATTCCAACCTTCAGTGGTAATATCCTTACCAAAACTCAATCAAACTCTTAGAAATCTATTCTTTGATTTGGTTAAACAAAATGAACTCTATATAATCGTCCTTGATAACAACGAACGTTTTTGGGCGGTTGACTGGTCGAATGGTGGACTCGTATCCGCAGGTTCGATGCAAGTTGGGCAGAACTATAATGATTTGAACGGGATAACCGTTACAATCACAGGTGGTGAACCTAACCCGTCGCGAGAGATTGATGTAACAACAACTCTCGGAGCAATTGCTACAGGATTCACAGTTCAATAATAATACAAATGAGAGGACAATGGTCCTCTCATTTCTTTGCCTTAAAGAATTTCATGTCTCAATTAAATTGGAAGGGGAGACCCTATAGACCCATCGGTGGTACAGGATTTATCAAGGTTTACAAACCTGATATCAATGAATTATTGAAACCCCTATCTCAAAAGAAGGGATTGGGTAGTGCGATTCTCACGGGAAACGCAATCAACCCAAATAATCAACCTACATCTCAACCTGTTGTCACACCGAGTCCAACTCCGAGTGTTACTGTGACTTCAACACCCACGGTTACTCCCACCAATACTCCTTCGGTAACACCGACGGAACCTTATGACATTTATTTGTTCGAGGAATGTGGAAACCCTTCAAATCAATTTAGATTTGAAAATGTTGTTGGGTTATTGAACGTTGGGGAGGTTTATTATATTTCAGGTGGTACAAGTTCTTTGATATGGAGTTCAACAACTTCTACTTGGTCAGGAGAAACAACAACTTGGGATTCCACATCATCTGTATTCAACGGATATGCGAGTGTGATTTCATATTCTGCGGTAGGACCAACATATTCAGGAACGGGTATTACATTTACTCTTCAACCTA